ATGGACAATCAACGTTTTATTAAAACCGGTGGACAAAAATTCACTGTTACCGCGGAAAGTTACCGCGCTTACAAGCGGCCGGCCTGGGCAGAACGCAAGCGCAAAGAACGGGAAAAGCGTTGTGTCATCAGTAATGGCAGGGGTGGCACAAAGCGCTGCACAGATGACTGCAGCAAATGCGACAAGCAACGGACGGGTAGCGTCCTATCCCTCGACAAGTTCATCGACGACGGCTACGAATTGGCCGACACGGCGGATTTGGCTGAACTTGTGGCGGACAAGCTGCTGCTCGAACAGCTTGTGGCCGCCCTTGACGACTTGGAGCCGGACGAGCGGGCGCTGATAAACGCTCTGTTCAACAACGACCGAACCGAGCGGGATTACGCAGCCGAAATCGGCATCTCACACCAAGCGGTCGGAAAACGCCTGAAGAAGGTCGTCGCAAAGCTACGCGGGATTATGGGCGTGGAAAAAGACGGCAAATAAATCCCCACATTCGGTTGCCAACTCTCCTCTTACTGTCCTGTGGATGGTGAGGGGAGAAAGTTCTCCCCCGGAAACGGAGGTAGCCATATGCAAACGAAGGCACACAGCACGACCACGGACATCGACGCCCGCGACCCCGAACTGGACGAGGAACTGGCGGGAATTCTCACAGCAATCAGCGTCGTGTCCAAACGCCTCGCTAAGAAGCTGATGTTGCTTCAGCGGCAAGGCACGACAACTGAGGAAGGAGGGGAACCGGATGAGCAAAGTGTCTGAACTCGACCTGACGGTCAAGGAATTACGTAACGCCGCGCAAGCGATATCGGCAGCGGCTGACAGCCTAACCGCGCTGTTCACGGCAAGCACGAACACGGCGACGGAGGCCCCTCTGACTCCCAAAGCGGAGCCGTCCAAGGCAAAGCCAGTCACGCTGGAAGCTGTCAGGGCTGCGCTTGCGGAGCAGTCCCGCAACGGTCACACCGCGGAGGTGCGAGAGCTACTGCAAAGGCACGGCGCTGCGAAGCTGTCGGAGATTGACCCCGGTGAATACGCCGCCCTGCTTGCGGAAGCGGCTTATATCGGGCTGACGGAGGGAGTCACAAATGGGTAAACACGCGCTCCTGTCAGCGTCCGGTTCCCACCGCTGGCTCAGCTGCCCGCCATCGGCGCGGCTCTGCGAGCAGTACGAGGATAAGGGCAGCGACTACGCCGCCGAAGGCACGGACGCGCACACGCTTTGCGAGTACAAGCTGAAACGCGCTCTCGGAATCAAGGCGAAAGACCCGACCGCCAACCTGACTTATTTTAATGAGGAGATGAATGAGTGCGCCACTGGCTATGCCACCTACATTCTCGAACTAGTCGAGAGGGCAAAGCAGACCTGCGCCGACCCCGTGGTGCTTATTGAGCAGCGGCTGGATTTCTCCAAGTACGTCGAGGGCGGCTTCGGTACAGGGGACTGCGTGGTCATCGCCGATGGGACGCTCCACATCGTGGACTACAAGCACGGCCAGGGTGTTCTGGTGGAAGCCACGGATAACCCTCAGATGAAGTTGTACGCCTTGGGTGCCTTGGAGCTATTTGACGGAATCTACGACATCGGCACGGTGTGCATGACTATCCACCAGCCACGCAGGGAGAACATCAGCACCCACACGGTTTTCAAAGAAAGCCTATACCAATGGGCGGATGAAGTCCTCAAACCTGCCGCAGAGCTTGCCTACGCCGGCGAGGGCGACTACCGGTGTGGCGAGTGGTGTCGGTTCTGCAAGGCGAAATACGACTGCCGCAAACGCGCTGAAGCGAACATGACTCTTGCCCGCTACGACTTCAAGCGGCCGCCGCTTCTGGAGGATGACGAAATCGAAGGCCTCCTCGGCAAGATTGACGCTCTGGTTTCGTGGGCTTCGGACATCAAGGATTATGCCCTGCAAACCGCCCTCGGCGGGAAGCGGTGGCAGGGATGGAAGCTGGTCGAGGGACGTTCCAACCGCAAGTATGTCAACGAGGACACGGTGGCGACAGCCGTGACCTTGGCGGGCTACGACCCCTACGAACATAAGGTAATGGGAATCAGCACGATGGAGAAGACGCTGGGCAAGGCGAAATTCTCCGAACTACTCGGCGGCCTCGTCGAGAAGCCGCAAGGCAAGCCAACGCTCGTGCCGGAGGGCGACATACGTCCGGCAATCCATACGGCGGCGGACGATTTCGCCGGCCACAACGAAAATTAGGAGGAATTGATCATGGCAAACCAAGGCAAGAAAGAAAACCCCACGAAGGTCGTTACCGGCGAAGTAAAGCTCTCTTACGCCAATCTCTGGGAACCCAAGTCAATCAACGGCGGCACGCCGAAATACTCGGTGTCGCTCATCATCCCCAAGTCCGACAAGCGTACACTCGACAAAATCAAGGCGGCGATTCAGGCGGCCTATGTCGAGGGCGAAGGCAAGCTGAAGGGCAACGGGAAGACCGTCCCCGCTCTGGCGGTTCTGAAGGCCCCACTACGCGACGGCGACACCGAGCGCCCAGACGACAAAGCCTATTCAGGCGCCTACTTCATCAACGCCAACAGCGCGACCGCGCCGGGCATCGTGGACAACCAGCAGGAGCCGCAGCCCATCACCGTCCGCTCCGAGATTTATAGCGGCGTCTACGCCAGAGCCAGCGTGAACTTCTATGCCTTCAACTCAAACGGCAACCGGGGCATCGCCTGCGGCTTGAACAACATCCAAAAACTGCGCGACGGAGACCCGCTTGGCGGCAAGTCCCGCGCGGAGGACGACTTCGCCACGGCAGATGACGACGATTTCCTCTCGTAAGGCAGAGCGGCAACGAATCAGCGGAAAGGCGGCAAGTTTCCCCGCCGCCTTTCCGCGTCAGGAGGGCTCATGAAAGCTCTATCCGTAGATATTGAGACTTACAGCGATTACGACCTCGTCAACTGTGGCACATACAAGTATGCCGAGGCGCCGGACTTTGAAATTCTGCTCCTTGGCTTTTCCGTAGACGGCGGTGACGTTCATGTGATTTCTCTCGCCGACGGCGAGACTATTCCGTCCAATATCCTCGATGCCTTAACTGACGATTCCGTCCAGAAGTGGGCGTTCAACGCCAACTTCGAGCGGGTGTGCCTGTCCCGTTATCTGCGGAATATGGGCGCAAGCCTCGACCCCTCCGCCGACGGCCACTTCTCCGAGCAATATCTCGGTAAGACGAAGTACCTGAACCCCGAATCGTGGCGCTGCGTCATGGTCTGTTCGGCATATATGGGATTGCCGCTCTCCCTTGAAGGCGCGGGTGCGGTCTTGGGGCTTGGGAAACAGAAGCTGACCGCAGGCAAGGAACTCATCCGTTATTTCTGTTCGCCTTGCAAACCCACCACCGCAAACGGCCAACGGACACGAAATCTCCCGGAACACGAACCGGGCAAATGGGAATCCTTCAAAGCGTACAACCGCCGTGATGTGGAAGCGGAACTCTCTATTCAGGAGCGGCTCGCCAAGTTCCCCGTGCCTGATAAAGTATGGGAGGAATACGCCCACGACCAAGAGATTAACGACCGTGGCGTGGCTTTGGATATGACGCTCGTCAAGGGCGCCATCAAAGCGGATTCCCGTTCCCGCACCGAATTGACCCGGCTGATGAAAGAACTCACTGCCCTTGACAACCCGAACTCTGTGCAGCAGTTGACGCGATGGCTTGCCGACAACGGCTTGGAGACAGACACCCTCGGCAAAAAGGCGGTCGCGGAACTGCTCAAGGATGCTCCAGAGCCGCTTGGCAAAGTGCTGGCTCTCCGGCAGCAGTTGGCAAAATCCTCGGTCAGGAAATATCAGGCTATGGAAAACGCCGTCTGCGCCGATGGTCGCGCAAGGGGTATGTTCCAATTTTACGGAGCCAACAGAACCGGCAGATGGGCCGGGCGGATCATACAACTGCAAAACCTCCCTCAGAACCATTTGCCAGACCTTGAGCAGGCGCGGGCTTTGGTGAGAGACAGCAACTTCAATGCCCTTGAACTGCTATATGACAACATTCCCGATGTCCTTTCCCAATTAATCCGCACGGCGTTTGTGCCGATGGACGGCCAAAAGCTAATCGTTACAGACTTTTCGGCTATTGAAGCCCGCATCATCGCCTGGCTCTCCGGAGAGCGGTGGCGTAACGAGGTGTTTGCCACCCACGGCAAAATCTACGAAGCGTCGGCGAGCCAGATGTTTAATGTGCCGGTTGACGCCGTCGTTAAGGGTAGCCTTCTCCGGCAGAAAGGCAAAATCGCCGAACTCGCGCTTGGCTACGGCGGCTCGGTCGGCGCGCTCAAAGCAATGGGCGCGCTTGAGATGGGCTTGTCGGAGGATGAACTGCAACCACTCGTCACGGCTTGGCGGGCATCCAACCAGAACATCGTGCGGTTCTGGTGGGATGTTGACCGCGCCGCCATTACGGCGGTCAGGGACAGGACGGTTACCGAAACCCACGGCATCTGCTTCGGTTATCAGAGCGGGATGCTATTTATCACGCTCCCATCCGGGAGACGGCTCTGCTACGTTAAGCCCCGCATTGGCACAAACCGGTTCGGCTCGGACTGCGTGACCTACGAGGGCGTCGGAGGCACAAAGAAATGGGAGCGGATCGAAAGCTACGGTCCTAAGTTTGTGGAGAATATTGTGCAGGCAGTAAGCCGCGATATCCTCGCTCACACCATGCGAACGCTCCGCCATTGCTCCATAGTGATGCACGTCCACGACGAAGTCGTAATCGAAGCCGACCCAAGGATGTCAACGGAAGTTCTGTGTCAGCAAATGAGCCGGACGCCGCCGTGGGCAGATGGTCTTTTGCTCCTTGCCGATGGGTTCGATTGCCCGTTCTATAAAAAAGATTAACAGTTTGGTTGCCAAGCTGCCCCTCATTGTCCTGAGGATGGTGAGGGGTTCCTAACCTCTCGAAAAGATTATTTTCAGGAGGTTCAACATGAATGAATTGCAGGTGTTCTTCTACGAAGGGAACGAAATCCGAACTGTCCGGAAAGGCGAGGAAAATTGGTGGGTGTTAAAAGATGTCTGTGCGGTGCTGGGACTCAGTAACCCGACCATCGTCGCCGACCGTCTGGACGAAGACGAGCGGGCTAAGTTTGACTTAGGGCGTCAGGGTGAAACCAACATAATCAACGAGAGCGGGCTCTACAGCGTAATCCTCCGTTCCGACAAGCCCGAAGCCAAAAAATTCAGACGTTGGGTCACTCACGCGGTGCTTCCGACCATCCGCAGGCACGGCGCGTATGTTACCCCCGCCAAGCTGGAGGAATTGATGAACGACCCCGACGCTTGGATTAAGGTATTGACCGCCCTAAAAGATGAACGCGCGGCAAAGGAACGATTGCTGCTGGAAGCCCTTGAAAACAAGCCGAAGGTCATCTTTGCCGATGCGGTATCGGTATCCGAAGGTACAATCCTTATCGGAGAGTTGGCAAAAATCCTCAAGGGCAACGGCATCGAAATCGGGCAGAACCGCCTTTTTGAAAGGCTACGTCAGGATGGTTATCTCATCAAGCGAAAGGGTACGGATTACAACGCCCCGACCCAGAGAGCGATGGAGCTGGAGCTGTTCAAAGTCAAAGAAACCGCCATCACGCACTCGGATGGCCACGTCACCATCAGCAAGACGACCAAAGTCACGGGTAAGGGGCAGCAGTACTTTACAAATCTGTTCCTTGGCGAAAGGGGCGGCAATGGACAGATATAACGCGAAAGGCTACCCCGACCCGACGGCTTATGAAGCGTTGACGGCGGTAGCCAAAACCGAAACCTCTGCGAAGCAGTACCGACCGCTTGTATACGTCGCTTCGCCCTTTGCCGGAGAAACGGAGTACAACTTATCTAAGGCACGGGGGTATTGCCGTTTCGCCGTGTCCAAGGGGTGCATCCCGCTTGCTCCACACTTGCTCTACCCGCAATTTATGGACGACGGCGACAAGGAAGAACGGGCACTGGGGTTGTTTTTTGCCCTCGTCCTGCTCGGCAAGTGCGACGAACTCTGGGTTTTTGGGGAGAAAATCAGCAAAGGCATGGCCGCTGAAATCGCCAAGGCGAAGAGGCGCAGTATGCCAATCAAACACTTTAACCACAAATGCGAGGTGTTGGGGCATGGAACTTAAAATCGCATACGGCGACAGCCGCCTGTCAAAGCGGTGGGTCAACAAGAAAACCACCTTCGATGAGTTATGCGAGCGTTTCAAGGCTACCCGCCGCACAACCGAGACGGTCGCCGAATACAAGAAATTCACAAAAGACAAGCGCGACGCCGCCAAGGACGTGGGCGGCTATGTCCTTGGACACTTAAAGGGCGGCAGGCGCAAGAAAGACACGGTCGAGAGCCGTTCGGGGGTCACCCTCGACGCCGACCACGCCAATTGTAGTTTCATCGACGCCGTGGAGATGCTGTTCCCGCACAAGTGCGCGGTCTACTCGACCCACAGCCACACGCCGGAAGAACCGCGCCTTCGGGTAGTCATACCCCTTGCACGCGAGGTCACTCCGGATGAATACGCCGCACTCTCCCGGCTGGTGGCGGAAGTCGTCGGTATGGACTACTTCGACGATAGCACCTATGAGCCGGAACGCCTGATGTACTGGCCGTCCACGCCATCGGACGGGAAATATATCTTCAAAGTACTCAACGGCGACACCCTCGACCCCGACGCATACCTCTTGAAACTGTCCGACTGGCGGGACTGCTCGCTCTGGCCTACGTCAAGCCGCCAGTCCGAGGTAATCCAGCGGAGCATCCGTCAGCAGCAGGACCCCCTCGCCAAGGAAGGCGTGGTCGGGGCTTTCTGCCGCGCTTATCCGATAGAGGACGTAATCACGGCGTTCCTTCCCGACGTATACGCGCCGGCGGCGATGGGCGGACGCTACGACTACATCCCCGCCGACAGCTCAGCGGGTGTTGTGTTGTACGAGGGGAAATGGGCGTATTCCCACCATGCCACCGACCCCGCCTGCGGCAGGCTGCTGAATGCCTTTGACCTCGTCCGTATCCACCAATTCCTTGATTTTGACGAGAAGGCGGGCTTCAAGGCGATGAGCGAATTCGCGGTAAAGGACGAAAAAGTAAAGTTGTTGCTTGCCGAGGAGCGGATCGCCGCCGCCGAAAAGGACTTTGATCCGGAAGGTGACTGGAAGTCCCTGTTTCAGCGCGAGAAAAGCGGCGTATTGTCCAACACCCTCAGCAACCTGCTCCTTATCTTAGATAACGATGAGGACTTCGCGGGCATCCGCCACAACCGGCTTGCCAACCAGATATACGGGGATAACCTACCATGGTGGCGGCCGCATTTGCCTTGGAGGGACGCCGACACCGCCCAGCTTGTTGCCTGCATCGACAAACGCTACGGTACGTTCTCGGCGCGCAACTACGAACTTGCCCTCACCAAGGTCGCCGATGACCGCGCCTACCATCCTATCCGTGAATATCTTGAAGGCCTTCCCGAATGGGATCGGTTTCCCCGGATCGACAGCCTGTTCATCGAATACCTCGGCGCGGAGGACACGCCTTACGTCAGAGCCGTTACCCGAAAGACGCTTGTGGCGGCAGTTGCTAGAATCTTCAACCCGGGTACGAAGCTCGATTCCATCCTGGTGCTGAACGGCAAACAAGGTGCGGGGAAGTCCACCCTATTCGCTAAACTCGGCCAGCAATGGTACTCCGACAGCCTCTCCATATCCGACATGAAGGACAAGACCGCGCCGGAGAAGCTGCAGGGCTACTGGATACTTGAACTTGGCGAGTTGGCAGGTATCAAGAAAATGGACGTGGAGACGGTAAAGTCCTTCATTACCCGCGTAGACGACAAATACCGCCCCTCCTACGGCCGCGCGGTCGAGAGCCACCCTCGCCAGTGCATTATAGTCGGCACGACCAACTCGGACGGCGGCTTCCTACGAGATATTACCGGCAACCGCCGTTTCTGGCCGGTTTGGGTATCTGGTGCAGGAAAATACCCCGCTTGGGAACTCGCGGACATAGACCAGATTTGGGCGGAAGCTCTGGTTAAATATCAAGGCGGCGAGGAGCTGTTCCTTAAAGGCGATACCGCTCTGGCGGCTTATGCTGAACAGCGGGACGCGATGGAGGGAGATGATCGCGAAGGGCTTGTCGCCGAATACCTCGACGCCTTGCTCCCCGCAAACTGGGACGATATGGATATCTATCGTCGCCTCGAATACATCCGCTTTCCCGACGATCCCACGGGGGTGAAGGGCAGCATCCGCAGAAGCCAAGTTTGCGTCATGGAAATCTGGTGCGAGTGTTTCGGGAAGTCCCGCGAGTCCATCAAGAAAGCGGACTCATATGAACTCCAAAGCATCCTCACCAGGCTCGGAGGTTGGGTTAAGTTCAGTGGCGGCAAAACGGGCAAACGACTTGTGCCGATGTATGGACCCCAACAAGTCTTTATCCGGACAGATTGCGTGCCCATCATTGCCGATTGGGACATCGGCAACGAGATCGGCAAAGTCGAAAGCCCCTCATGAATCGGCGTTATGTGGTCGCAATTTGCCCATATGCCGATAAAGATACTATTAAATCTTATTTTATATAGTAGAAAGAGAAACAGGCATGCGTAACACGCGCGCGTAAGCTATATAGGAAAAATGGGCAAGTTGGGCAAGTTGGGCAAGCCAAAAACGGAGGTCAACATGAGAGAGAAAACCATAGAGCGGAAACTCGTCCAAGCGGTCAAGGCGGTGGGGGGTATCGCGCCCAAGTTTACAAGCCCCGGCTACGATGGAATGCCAGACCGTCTTGTACTCCTGCCGAATGGTAAAATCGCCTTTGTGGAAGTCAAACGCCATGGGGAGGAACCTCGCCCTTTGCAAGAGGCAAGGCATGGGCTGCTCCGGCGGCTGGGCTTCAGGGTTTATATCTTGGATGACGGGGAGCAAATCGGAGGAATCCTGAATGAAATACGAACCACATAGCTATCAAGATTACGCAAAGGACTTCATAGACGAAAACCACGTGTCCTGCCTTCTGCTTGACATGGGTCTTGGCAAAACGGCGATTACCCTGACCGCCCTTAACGACCTCCTGTTCGACAGCTTTGAGACCCATAGGGTTTTGGTCATCGCCCCACTTCGTGTAGCCCGCGATATTTGGCCGGACGAACTCGGCAAATGGGAGCATCTCAGCGACTTGCGGTTTTCGGTGGCGGTCGGTACGGAAGCCGAACGGCAAGCGGCGCTACGAGTTAAAGCCGACATCTACATCATCAACCGGGAAAACGTCCACTGGCTCATCGAGGACAGCGGCATCCCCTTCGACTTTGATACCTTGGTGGTCGATGAACTGTCATCTTTCAAAAATCATCAGTCTAAGCGATTCCGGTCTTTGATGAAGGTTCGCCCTAAGGTGAGCCGCATCGTTGGGTTGACGGGTACGCCGACGAGCAACGGGCTGATGGACTTGTGGGCTGAATTCCGGCTCCTGGACATGGGTAAGCGTCTGGGGCGGTTCATCGGGAAGTTCCGTGCTGATTACTTCGTCCCCGATAAGCGCAACGGTCAAGTCATTTTTAGTTACAAGCCTCTGCCGAATACCGAGACGGAAATCTACCGCAGAATTGCTGACATCACTATTTCCATGAAGTCCACCGATCATATACAAATGCCGGAACTGGTCACCGCCGAGTACCCTGTTCGGCTGTCGGACAAAGAGCGGGCGCGGTATGACGCACTGCGGCAGGACTTGGTGCTGAAGCTGTCGGGCGAGGAAGTGACCGCCGCCAATGCCGCCGCCTTGAGCGGCAAGCTCTGCCAGATAGCAAATGGTGCGGTCTACGGCGACGATGGAGAAGTCCACCACATACACGACCGCAAGCTGGAAGCATTGGAGGATCTGGTGGAAGCGGCAACCGGCAAGCCCGTCCTAGTGGCGTACTGGTTCAGGCACGACTTGGAGCGGATAAAGAAACGATTCCCCGTCGTTAAACTGGACAGTGCCAACTCCATTAAACAGTGGAACCTAGGTGAAATCCCCGTAGCAGTTATCCACCCCGCGTCAGCCGGTCATGGGCTGAATCTGCAAGCAGGCGGCTCCACCCTCATATGGTTTGGGCTGACCTGGAGCCTTGAGCTCTACCAACAGACCAACGCCCGACTCTGGCGACAGGGGCAGAAAGACACTGTGGTCATTCACCACATCATCGCCAAAGGGACAGTTGACGAGCAAGTCATGACCGCCTTGCAGCGTAAGGATGCAACACAGACCGCCCTAATTCAGGCGGTGAAGGCAAACCTCGGAAAGGGGACGGGCAGATGATCGCACTGAAGTACATCAACAAAAATGCGGCGACGATTGCCGCCCTCCGCGATTACCACAATATGCGGTTTATCATTAATAACACCACCGAGGACATTAAGGACGTGTACGAAAAAATGCATGCGCCCAGAGTCCCTAAGTTGTCCGGGATGCCCTCTGCCAGAAACCCGCAAGCCGGAGCAGACAAAATAGCGTCGCAAATTGACAGGCTCGACATCTTGCGGGAACGCTACAATCAGGCCATGGAGTACATGTCTTGGTTTGGGCCTGCGTGGTCAAGTTTGACGGACTCTGAACAGCATATCCTTTCCGAGTTCTACATGGCGGACAACCAGAAATCCGGTGCAACCTACCGTCTGATGAGCGAACTTCAGTACAGCGAAAGCCACATCGAACGCCTGAGGGCGTACGCCTTAAGCCACCTGCGAAGTAAGCTCTTCGGCTAAAGATGAGGGAATTCTGAGGGAATGTTTGCTTCACGGCATGGTATAGTTGTAGTATCCGAAACTATGGCAAGAGCCTTCGCAGCGTTGTACCTGCGAGGGTTTTTCTTTTATCCCGCGGAGGTGAAGCAGTGCCCTACAAACCAAAGCGTCCCTGTTCCCACCCTAACTGCCCGCAGCTCACAGAAGGCAGGTTCTGCGCGGGGCATGCCAAGCAGGAAGCAAAACGCTACGAGCGATACCAGCGCGACCCTGCTACGAAGAAACAATACAACAGGACGTGGAAGCGCATACGCGACCGCTACATCGCGGCACACCCTCTGTGCGAGCAGTGCAAGCAGCACGGACGGCTCACACCCGCTTCGGAAGTACATCACATAACTCCCTTGTCTAAGGGCGGCGACAACGATGCGAGCAATCTCATGGCCTTGTGTACCCCTTGCCACTCAGAGATCACTGCCCGCGAAGGCGGACGCTGGGGGCGGTAGGGGCGGTCTTAATCTCTGCAACCTTTGAGGCGTGCAACGGGCGGGGGGTCACGCGTGAAAAAATACAGGTTCAAACAAGGGATTAAATGGTATCTACCCCTGAACAGGCAAGGAGGTAAAGGCGTGTGGCAAAAGACGGAACGAACCGGGGCGGCCGCCGCGTCCGCGCCGGTGGCAAACCGCAGCCCCTTGCGGAGAAAATCACGGCGGGCAAGGTCGCGCGGATTTTGGAGGCCCCGGAGCTGCCGCCTGCGCCTCTCCTTGAGGCGAGCGAACTTGACGGCGCGGCAGATATGTTTGGCGAGGATAACCCTGCGCCAAGCGACTACCTCAGTGCAAGGCAAAGGGATGGGAAACCGCTCGGCGCGGACGCATTGTTCGTCGAAACATGGAAATGGCTTAAAGACCGCGGTTGCGAGAAATTCGTCAACCCGCGGCTGATTGAGGCCTATGCGCAGGCCTTCACGCGTTTTATTCAGTGCGAGGAGGCCATCAGCACCTATGGGCTTCTAGGAAAGCACCCAACCACAGGCGGTGCAATAGCCAGCCCTTTCGTACAGATGAGCCAGTCGTTCCAGAAGCAAGCCAATCTTCTCTGGTACGAGATTTTCGACATCGTGAAGCAAAACTGCACCACGGCCTTTGCGGGCAATCCGCAGGATGACATTATGGAGACTCTGCTGTCGGGCAGGAAAGGAAGGTAGTAGCAAGTGAATGTAACTGAGCGTATTGCTCACGAACAGGGGGCTCTGATTATGCCAACAAAGAAACTAATAGGACAGGCATTCGGTCAATGGACGGCAATCGGCGATTCCAGTATCCGTAGTAAAGACCGTAGGGTTAAGTGGATATGCAAATGCCGCTGCGGCGAAACACAAACGATACCAACAAGAGGGCTGACAAGCGGTCGTTCTGTGTGCTGTCGGCGATGCGCCCAACGTGAATATAATCCTACAAGGACTCTGAAAGATGGGACTTTAGCGGTAATCTGTCCGGATAGCAGAGAGTTCATTATTGACCGCGATGCGTTACGATTCGTTAAACCATATCGCTGGCATATTGATTCGAGCAACCATATTACCAGTAACACCTGCGGAAAACGGGTGATGCTTTCTCGGCTCATTATGGGCTTGAATGAAGCAGACCCCATCCAAGTCGACCATATTTCCGGCAACCCTTTGGACAATCGCAGAGAAAATCTTCGATTGTGTACTCCGCTTGGGAATTCGAGAAACCGCCCAATACGGAGCGACAATCTCACCGGCTACAAAGGCGTGACCTTCCGGGTAAGTGAAAACAAACATGTCGCTCGGATATCGCCACATCCGGGGAAACGAATACTCATCGGACGATTTAATACACCGCAAGAAGCCGCAGCCGCCTATGACAGGGCGGCTGTTTTATATCACGGCGAATTTGCCAGAACAAACGAGATGCTGGGGGTGATGTGGTGAAAATGACTGAAAGAATGGAATCGGTCGATATTGATAAACTTGTTGGGTACGCTCGTAATGCCCGGACTCACTCCAAAGAGCAAATACTACAGCTTCGCTCAAGTCTACGGGAGTTCGGTTTCGTTACCCCCTGCCTGATTGACAGCGATTACAACATCATCGCGGGTCACGGGCGGGTCTTGGCGGCGAAGGCCGAGGGCTTGACGGAAATCCCCTGCGTGTTCGTGGAGCACCTGACCGAGGCCCAGAAGCGGGCGTACATTATTGCCGACAACCGCCTTGCCTTAAGTGCCGGCTGGGACGCGGAGATGCTGGCGGTAGAGATCGCCGAATTACAAGCCGCGGACTTTGACCTTTCGCTCCTTGGCTTTGATGACGCGGAGATGAACAACTTGATGGATAACATCGAGGATGTCAAAGAGGATAACTTCGACATCGACGCCGTACTTACTCAACCGGCCTTCGTCTTGCCGGGAGACTTGTGGCACTTAGGCAGTCATCGCCTACTCTGTGGCGATGCCACAAAACTTGAGGACGTAGAGCGGTTGATGGACCGCAAGCGGGCGAACCTCCTCTTAACCGATCCTCCCTACGGGGTGTCCTACCAAGGCAAGGCAGGGAAAATCCAGAACGATGACCTGCGCGGCGAGGAGTTCTATAGATTTCTGCTCGCGGCGTTCACTGCCGCCGAAGCTGCACTCGATGACCACGCTAGTGTATACGTTTTCCACGCCGACACCGAAGGAGAAAACTTCCGTCGGGCATTTCGGGAGGCAGGCTTCAAGTTGTCCGGCACCTGTGTGTGGGTTAAGCCCAGCTTAGTGCTGGGACGCTCCCCATACCAATGGCAGCATGAGCCCTGTCTCTTTGGCTGGAAAGCGAAGGGCAAACACAAATGGTATGCCGACAGAAAGCAGACTACAATTTGGCACTTTGATAAGTCGCTTAAAAACGACATTCACAGCACGATGAAGCCGGTGCCTTTGCTCACCTATCCCATTAGAAACAGCAGTACCGCAAACAACATCGTGCTTGACCTGTTCTCGGGTAGCTTTTCAACAGGGATAGCCTGTGAGCAGATCGACCGTATTTGCTACGCCATGGAAATTGACCCGCAATACGCCAGCGCCAGCATCAAGCGGTTTCATGCCGCCTTCCCCAGCGAACCCATTACCGTTGCCCGCGGCGGCGACGTGCTGACGCTTGACGCGGCGTGCGCGAAATAAACAACTTGCTATCGCACAGCTTTAGAGTGATATATGTAAGCACCAAGGAGATAAAGGGGGCTTACTAAATGGAAAAGAGATTCAATGTGACAGGGGCGCGGCGCAAGGAGCTAGCCAAAGCCACGGGAGAGGCCCTTGGCTGGGAGCCAGTATACAAAGGGGCACCGAGCTTCGCTTACGCGGTTAGCAGTGTGACCATCAGCAAAGACGGCGCCCTTGCATGGGACGAGCGCCTAGACGAGGCGACCATGCAGAACCTGCTCGGCCGGCTGCGGGAACTTGGCTTCGTCCCCGCGGCAGAGGAAGTCGACCACGATGACCTGTGCGATACGCTGACTATCGAAATGCCACTCACGGGCTTCACCGACGCGGCACTTGAGAACCTCGACCGGCTAATCGCCAGCAAGGCAGTGCTCATTAAGAAGGTCATCGGCGCGGACGTTCTCCCCGTTGTCCGGACGGAAACTACGCTCAGGTTCCCTTGGTTCTCCTTCAGCGCCACCGGCGAGGAGGTTTCTGCCTACTCCCGCTTGATAGGCGCGCTCTGCGCCGCAGCTAAAGAGCAAAAACGGGTTCAAGCCAGGGAAAAGGCGGTGGAGAACGAAAAATATACCTTCAGGGTATTCCTCCTCCGCCTAGGCTTTGTGGGCGACGACTACAAGGCAGCGCGAAAAATCCTGCTGCGAAACCTCTCCGGCAACAGCGCCTTTAGAAGCGGTGCCAAAGCTAAAACGGAGGTGGCGTCTAATGAATAAGTTCCCCACCCCGGAGAGCGTGGCGCAATTACGCAAGGAATATCCCCGCGGCACCCGCGTGGAGCTTCTCAGGATGAATGACCCCTACTCCAAGCTCATGCCCGGCGATAAGGGGACAGTAGACTTCATCGATGACATCGGCACCCTGTTCTGTATCTGGGACTCCGGCTCCACCCTCGGCGTGGTGTACGGCGAGGACGCGGTGAAAAAGCTGTAAAATTGCTACTATCGCTGTGGTTATTGCAGGCAATTTTTTCGCAGAATGAGGAGGACGTCCCCATGGACAAAGATAACAAGCTATACGCCGCCTACGGTTCCAACCTAAACCGAGCGCAGATGCCGGACAGATGCCCCACGGCAAAAGTCGTCGGCGTGGGTGCGATAGATGACTTCCGGCTCTTGTTTCGGGGCTCGCGCGAGAGCGTAGTAGCGACGGTGGAGCCTTGTTGGGGCGGCAGCGTCCCCGTGCTGGTTTGGGAGATCACAGCAGAGGACGAAGCGGCCCTTGACCGCTACGAAGGCTGGCCCTTCCTCTACCGCAAGGAGTCTATTGCGGTGACGCTAGACGGACAAATCGTCACAGCGATGGTGTACATCCTGAACGTGGGTAGGCCACTAGGCCAGCCAAGCTGCTACTACTATTCAATCATCCTCGAAGGTTACAAAGCAGCCGGATTCGATGTTAAGGTGCTGCAAAGAGCAACTGTTGATTCGTTAGGAGAGGGTGTGGCGTCCTGTGACTGAGATTGTCAGGGCACAAATCCTTGTCATCCGAAACAGCGGGGTAACAAATATGTTTGACCTAGCACGCGTTCAGCTCGAAGCCGCCGCGCGGGGTATGAAAGAGTTGGTGCTGTACCTTGAAGAGCATCCTAAACCTTACTTCCAGTTTATTTTGACGGGTGAATCCGACATCGAATAGGGCACTTGTAGCGATAGCGCTACGTACAGAGCTTCTGCGGAGGCTCTTTTCTTATGCCTATTTCTTTAAGGGGGCGAGGCCTTTGCGCAAATTGAAAAAATACAAGCCCACCTCCTTTAAGTCCGCCGACTCGCGCTACGACAAGGTTGCCGCCGACTATGCTGTCTCCTTTATCGAGGCTCTCACCCATACGAAAGGGGCGTGGGCAGGCAAGCCGTTTGAACTCATTGATTGGCAGGAGCAGATTGTTCGCGATGTTTTCGGCATCCTAAAGCCAAATGGCTACAGACAATTCAATACGGCATATGTAGAAATACCGAAAAAGCAAGGCAAGTCGGAGTTGGCCGCTGCCATCGCCCTGCTTCTCACCTGCGGCGACAGAGAGGAACGCGCTGAGGTCTACGGCTGTGCCGCCGATCGGCAGCAGGCCAGCATTGTCTTTGAAGTGGCGGCAGATATGGTGCGTACTTGCCCCGCCCTGTCTCGGCGGGTGAAGATCTTAGCTTCCACCAAGAGACTAATATATCTGCCGACCAAGAGTTTTTACCAAGTACTAAGTGCAGAAGCCTATTCCAAACATGGATTTAATATCCATGGCGTAGTATTCGATGAATTGCATACCCAGCCTAACCGCAAGCTCTTTGATGTCATGACCAAAGGCTCCGGTGACGCGCGAACCCAGCCTCTGTACTTCCTCATCACCACTGCAGGAACCGACACCCAGAGCATATGCTATGAGACGCATCAGAAGGCGCAAGATATCCTCGCGGGGAGGAAGCACGACCCTACCTTCTACCCCGTCATTTATGGGGCGAAAGAAGATGACGACTGGACTGACCCGAAGGTATGGAAGAAAGTGAACCCCTCACTTGGCATCACCGTCGGCATCGACAAGATGAAGGCCGCCTGCGAGTCGGCCAAGCAGAACCCTGCCGAGGAGAATAGCTTCCGGCAGCTTAGGCTCAATCAATGGGTCAAACAGTCCGTGCGCTGGATGCCCATGGCGAAGTGGGATGCCTGCGCCTTCCAGGTTGACTTGGCAAGCCTTGAGGGGCGGGTCTGCTACGCCGGGCTTGACCTCTCCTCCACCACCGACATTACCGCCTTCGTGCTGGTGTTCCCACCAGTGGATGAAGTCGACAAATATGCTGTCCTGCCGTTTTTCTGGATGCCTGAGAACAACATCGGTCTCCGCGTCCGGCGCGACCACGTGCCGTACGACCTCTGGGAAAAACAAGGACATATGCTGACCACCGAAGGGAACGTGGTGCACTACGGATTCATCGAGCGGTTCATTGACGAACTGGGCAAGCGCTACAACATCCGCGAGATCGCCTTTGACCGCTGGGGCGCGGTGCAGATGGTGCAGAATCTTGAGGGGCTTGGCTTCACGGTTGTCCCCTTCGGGCAGGGTTTTAAGGATATGTCGCCACCCACCAAGGAGCTGATGAAGCTAACCTTGGAGGAGAAAATAGCGCATGGTGGGCATCCAGTCTTGCGCTGGATGATGGACAACATCTTTATTCGTACCGACCCTGCCGGCAACATCAAGCCGGACAAGGAAAAGTCCACGGAGAGGATCGATGGCGCGGTGGCAGCGATTATGGCGCTCGACCGGGCAATACGGTGCGGAGGCAGTAACGAGAGTGTGTATGATAAGAGGGGGGTTCTAATATTGTAAAAAATACTTGACCAAACCTTATAGAGCATGTATGATTAGGAAGGCTACCAAATTATATATTTCGGAGGCTGTTATGTCTTGGGTGGATAGTTTCAATCAACTATTTTATGCCTATAACAGAATGATGAACGCATCGAGCAATTGCAGGGGACACAGTGAGATTACTGTTGCCAGCTATCAGTATTTGGCAGCCATTTTTGATGCTACACAAATCACCGTTACAGGGTTGTCAGAAGTTTTGGGAGTTAAGAAAGCTTCTGTGACGCAAATGATTGATAGTCTCTCGCACAAAGGCTATATCAAGAAAACAATAAATGACGGCGATAAGAGGAGTTATGTGATAGAGCTAACAGAAAAGGGTAAGAGACTTATGGAATCAGACAACAATATTCATAAGCAATTTGAGGAGCACATCACTAAATCCCTTGACTCGCATGAACTTAAACAACTGGAAAAGCTGCTTGCTAGACTTACAGCCGAGGTGCAAAAGCATGTCATTAAGTAACATCATTACGATTCTTATGCTTGCAATGATTGACGCATTTAATCCAGCTACCATAGCAACGATGATGCTGCTCTTGCCCGTGGTAAAGAAAAAGTGGCACTCCTTGATTTTTGTTGCAGGAACTTACTTGGCTTATTTTATTTTCGGGTTCATAGTATTTATCGGGGTTGATAAGTATATAAAGTCACTCTTTTATATACTAGCAGAGAGGTACGTTGTATATCTAGGGCTGGTCGGAATAACAGTTGCTGTTATTCTTATAATTGTTGCAGTATTTCTATCTGTCAGACTCATAAATAGAATAATCAAGAAGGAAGAAAAACAGACAGATTACATGGGGCAAGTAGTAAAAATGGTTAATCCACTGTCGTTAGCTGCTTTAGCGATATTTTCTACCTTGTCGGATATGCCGACGGCAATACCGTATTTTGGGTTTATCTCTCTATTGTCGGCTAGTGGGGCTAATCTCCCCGTAGCACTAGGATTCTTCATTGTTTATTGCCTAATTTATGTTTTGCCCATGTTAATCTTATACATTGTGTTTTCTTTAATTCGAGGTGAGCGATTTGATAGGATTGAAGGCGTATCTAGAAGAGCAATCAATGCGGCAGCCGAATTTTTGCTGCCAATAATGCTTTTGTTCATTGGAATACTACTTCTCTGGAATGGATTGAGCAACATTTGCTCCTAGGCAAATACTTATAGATCATGTTTTTTGGCGCTCAGGATTTCTTGAGTGCTTTTTTGATGCCAACTATGCGGAGGTGAGGCCTTTGAATCTACTAAAGAGCCTGTTCCGAACGCGGGATAGGCCGCAAAACCGCCTGGGCAGCGGGTTCTCCTTCCTGTTCGGCTGTACCGCCAGCGGCAAAACTGTTAACGAGCGGACAGCCATGCAGACTACAGCGGTTTACGCCTGCGTCCGCATACTGGCCGAAGCCATTGCTGGGCCACCGCTGCATCTTTACCGTCACCAAAAGGACGGCGGCAAAGAGCGCGCGGGCGGCCACTCCCTCTGCTACCTCCTCCACGATGAGCCAAACCCTGAGATGACGTCATTTGTGTTCCGAGAAACACTGATGAGTCATCTTTTGCTGTGGGGAAATGCCTATGCCCAAGTAGTGCGAAACGGTCGCGGGCAGGTAGTGGCACTCTATCCCTTACTGCCCAACAAAATGGAGGTCAGTCGCGCCGCCAGCGGCCAATTGATCTATACGTACTATCGTGACGCTGACGAAAGCGGCATTAACCCCAAGGGCGGCTACACAGTCTTGCCGCGGGAGGAAATCCTGCACCTTCCGGGCCTAGGCTTTGACGGACTCATCGGCTACAGCCCTATCGCCATGGCCAAACACGCCATTGGCATGGCCTTGGCCACCGAGGAGTACGGCGCTAAGTTCTTTGCCAATGGCGCAAATCCCGGCGGTGTGCTGGAACATCCCGGCGTAATTAAAGACATTCAACGCGTCAAGGACAGCTGGAACAACGCCTATCAGGGAAGCATGAACTCCCACCGCGTGGCGGTGCTCGAGGAGGGCATGAAATTTCAAGCCATCGGCATTCCACCGGAGCAGGCGCAGTTTCTGGAGACACGTAAATTCCAGATCAACGAGATCGCACGGATCTTTAGAATCCCTCCCCACATGGTCGGGGACCTTGAAAAGTCGAGCTTCAGTAACATCGAGCAGCAGAGCCTGGAATTTGTGAAATACACCCTAAATCCCTGGGTAGTGCGCTGGGAGCAGGCCCTAAAGCAGTCCTTGTTACTGCCGTCCGAAAAGCAGGCGATGTTCATTAAGTTCAACCTAGATGGGCTACTACGCGGAGATTACCAGAGCAGGATGCAGGGCTATGCCACAGGGAGGCAGAACGGCTGGCTTTCGACCAACGACATACGGGAGTTAGAGGATCTAAACCGCGTTCCCGCAGCTGAAGGTGGCGACTTGTACTTAGTAAACGGCAACATGCTCCCCCTTGCACAGGCGGGGCAGCAATACGCAAAGGAGGCGAACACATGAGAAAGTTCTGGAACTGGGTGCGTAACGCTGACGAAGAACGCACCCTCTATCTCTGCGGTCCCATTGCCGAGGAGACATGGTGGGGCGACGAAGTGACGCCCAAGCTGTTCAAAAGTGAACTGCTGGCGGGTGCGGGGGACATCACCGTATGGATCAACTCCCCCGGCGGCGATGTGTTCGCGGCAGCGCAGATCTACAATATGCTCATGGACTATACGGGGAAAGTGACCGTCAAGATTGACGGCCTTGCGGCCAGTGCCGCTTCGGTCATTGCCATGGCTGGCGGCGACGTGTACATGTCACCCGTAAGTATGCTCATGATCCACAATCCCTCGACCATCGCGATTGGCGACAGCGAGGAGATGCTCCGCGCTAAGGCCCTGCTAGATGAGGTCAAGGAAAGTATCATTAACGCCTATGAGTTGAAATCCGGCCTTTCTAGAGTGAAGCTCTCCCATCTGATGGACGCAGAATCGTGGATGAACGCCAAGAAAGCTGTGGAGCTCGGGTTTGCGGACAAAATCCTTTTCACGGAAAGCAAGGAGTCTATGGACACCGGCCAGGGGTTAATTTTTAGCCGGACTGCTGTCACCAACTCGCTACTTAGAAAGCTGCCCGACACTGTTAGTACTAGAGCAGGTACCCCTATAGAGTCGCTCACAAAGCGGCTCTCTTTAATTTCTCACTAAAATTCTAAGGAGGGACATTCATTATGAGTATGATGTTAGAACTGCGCGAGAAGCGCGCCAAGGCTTGGGACGGAGCTAAAGCATTCCTAGACAGCAAACGCGGGGGCAATGGCCTGTTGTCGGCGGAGGACACCTCCACGTATGAAAAAATGGAAGGTGATGTTGTCGCCCTCGGCAGAGAGATCGAGCGATTGGAACGGCAGGCAGCCATTGATGCGGAGCTTCTAACGCACAACAGCCTGCCCCTCGTAAACTCCCCCACGGTCAATACGGGCGAAGGTAAATCTGGCCGCGCGACATCCGAGTACAAGGGTGCCTTTTGGAACGCCATGCGCGGCAAGGGAGCCGCCTCCGTGCGCAACGCCCTGCAAATCGGCACGGATTCTGAAGGCGGCTACCTCGTTCCCGACGAGTTTGAGCGCCGGCTTATTCAAGCCCTTGAGGAAGAGAACATCTTTCGCCGCCTAGCCAACGTGATCACTACTTCGAGCGGTGACCGCAAAATCCCCGTCGTAGCCTCGAAGGGCACAGCCTCATGGGTCGACGAGGAAGGAACCATTCCCGAAAGTGACGACGCTTTCGGGCAAGTTTCCATCGGCGCGTACAAACTTGCCACCATGATTAAAGTCTCCGAGGAGCTCTTAAACGACAGCGTTTTCAACCTAGAAAGCTACATTGCCAAGGAATTCGCTCGCCGCATCGGCAACAAGGAGGAAGAAGCCTTCTTGGTGGGCGATGGTACGGGCAAGCCCCACGGCATCCTAGCCGCGACGGGAGGTGGCCAAGTCGGCCTGACCACAGCAGCTGCTTTGGCCATTACCCTTGACGAAATTCTCGACCTGTTCCACAGCCTAAAATCTCCCTACCGCGGCAAGGCGGTCTTTGTCATGAACGATTCTACCATTAAGGCCATCCGCAAACTTAAGGATAGCACCGGTCAGTATCTCTGGCAGCCCTCCATCAAGGAAGGCACCCCCGACACCATCCTCAATCGTCCCCTGTACACCTCAGCCTATGTGCCCGGCATTGTGGCAGGAGCTAAGACCGTTGTGTTCGGTGACCTTGGCTACTACTGGGTGGCAGACAGGCAAGGCAGGGTCTTTAAGCGGCTGAGCGAGCTCTTTGCAGCTACGGGCCAGGTAGGGTTTATTGCCACACAACGAGTCGACGGCAAACTAATTTTACCGGAGGCCGTTAAAGTCCTGCAGCAGAAAGCGACCTAGCAGAGGGCGGCGCAACATGAGCATAATGAGCGCCCTGTTGCCGAAAGTTAAGGCCAACCTCATCTTGGAGCATGCCGAGGATGACGAGCTCCTCCTAGGGCTCATCCGAGCTGCAGTCTGCTACGCCGAAGGCTACCAGCATATGGTGAGGGACTACTACAGTGCAAATCCTATGCCGCCTACCACCGAGCAGGCTGTAATTATGCTGTCGAGCCATTTCTACGAGAGTAGAGATGGCTCGACCGCTGGCTTCTTTGCGGACAATGTTCAGGCGGCAGAGCAGGTGTGGAGCACGGTCCATCTCCTCCTCAGACTTGACCGGAATTGGGGGATGTAAGCATGGGCTTTGGCAAAATGAACTGCTTCATAGACATCATTTCCGTCAAAGTCGCGCGGGACGAGGCTGGGTTTGCCACAGGCGGCGACACAGTCCTCGCCTCCGTGCGGGCATACAAGGAAGATAAGCGCGGCACTGAAAAGTGGGCAAACTTGGCGTCCTTCTCTGAGGCGTCCTCTCTCTTTCGCTTCCGCAAGATTCCCGGACTTGAAGTAACGCCGGAGATGATTATCGTATGTGCGGAGGGCAGGCATAACATCTTGAGCACTCTGGATGTGCGCGGACGTGGGATGTACCTCGAAGTTCTCGCAAAGAAGGTGATTGCCGGTGGCTAAAGGCGAAATAGTATTGCCAGAGGATTTTCTTTTGCGGTTGTCGCGGCTTGGGGAAAAGACAGATGAAGTGATCTGTAAGGTGCTCGAAGCAGGCGGCGAGGTCGTGTTAGGCAAGGTTAAGAGCAATCTGGAAGCGGTTATAGGGCGGGACACCAAGCACCCCTCGCGCAGGACGGGTGAGTTGGTCGAGGCCTTGGGTGTATCGCCAGTCAAACTTAACCGAGACGGCACTCTAAATATTAAGATTGGCTTTTCCGAACCTCGGCGCGGTGGTGGCAGTAATGCTATGGTGGCAAATATCCTTGAGCACGGCAAACATGGGCAGCCAGCAAAACCATTCTTGAAACCGGCAAGAAGTGCGTCCAAAAAAGCAGTCATCGAGACGATGATTGAGGTCTTTGAACGGGAGGTACAGCGCCTGTGAGCATCTTGGCTAGACTTAATACCCTACTAATAGGCATAGTTTCAGTCGAAACGGGCGTTTTTAGCGGTGTCGCACCGGATGAGTACATCGTCATTACTCCCCTCTCCGACACCTTCGCGGTCCACGCAGACAATGCGCCGGGGCTTGAGGTGCAGGAAGCTCGTCTCTCTTTATTCGGCAAGCACAATTACTTGCCGCGCAAGAATCAGGTGGTAAACGCCTTGCTGCAAAACGACTTTACCATAACTGACCGCCGCTACATCGGCTACGAGGTTGACACCGGATACCACCATTACGCCATCGATGTGGCGAAAGAAAATGAAGTCTAGGAGGTATAAAGCATGGCGACCATTGGCCTTGATCGGCTCTATTATGCACCCATCACCGAAGCACCCAGCACGGGGAACGAAAACTACGGTACGCCGGTCATGTTGGCGAAGGCTATTAGCGCGGAATTGTCTGTCGAGGTAGCTGAAGCCACACTCTACGCGGACGATGGTGCAGTGGAGGTGGTCAAGGAATTTCAGACCGGCACGATTACTCTCAATGTCGACAGTATCGGACGCACTGTGGCCGCCCTCCTTACGGGGGCTTCCGTGGACACAAATGGCGTCTTGGTTTCTAGCGGCGAGGACGTGGGCACGCCAGTGGCCATCGGCTTTCGCGCCAAGAAGGCCAACGGAGCATACCGTTACTTCTGGCTGTACCGCGTGAAATTTGGCATACCCTCCACTAACCTTGCCACCAAGGGCGACTCTATAACCTTTTCCACCCCCACCATCGAAGGCACGGTCACGCGGCGCAACAAGGCAGATACCCGCGGACACCACCCGTGGAAAGTTGAAGTCAACTCCGATGATGAAAGTGTCCTGCCGGCCATAGTCACCGGCTGGCACACCACAGTCTACGAGCCAGACTTCCTGCCTTAAGGAGGGGCGGCATGGATAGCGAAAGAAGCGCGACCATCAACATTAGTGGTTGTGAACACAGCCTGGTGCTAACCACCCGCGCCACCAAGGAGATTGCCAAGCGCTACGGCGGCTTGGAGAATCTCGGCGAAAAGCTGATGAAAGCGGAGAACTTTGAACTAGCGCTCGATGAAGTCATCTGGCTGATTGCCCTCTTAGCGAATCAGTCCATCCTCATCCACAATCTTAAGAACAAGGAACGGGCAAGACCTCTCTTAACTACAGACGAGCTTGAGCTCTTGACCACGCCGAGTGAACTTGCCAAGTACCAGGGGGCTATTACCGAGGCCCTCTATAGGGGCACGAAACGCCATATCGAGAGCGAAGACGAGCCAAAAAACGTGCCAGCCGAGTAAGCGACGAGGAGTTGTTTGCTCGGCTGCTGTACTACGGCACGGTGCATCTAAACCGCACGGAGGATGAGACTTGGCTACTGCCGATGGGGCAATTACTTGACCTGTGGGAGTGCCACAAGCAGTACCATGGGTTGGCCAAGCCGAGGCGAGAACTATTTATCGATGACGTGATCCCAGCAGGTCTGTAATCCAAGGGAACGGAGGTGACGAAGTGTCGGACTTTGGTTTGCGCATCGGCATTGAGGGAGAAAAGGAATTTAAGAATGCCCTGAAAGACATCAACAGGTCTTTTAAAGTCTTAGGCAGCGAGATGGCCCTAGTCTCGGCTCAGTTCGACCAGAACGACAGATCTGTACAGGCCTTAACAGCGCGCAAAGCAGTGCTTGGCCAAGAGATTGACGCGCAGAGTAAGAAAATAGAGACGCTTCGCGCGGCTCTCGCCAATGCCGCCACCTCCTTCGGCGAGAACGACAGGCGCACACAGGAGTGGCAGATTCAGCTTAACCGCGCGCAGGCCGAGCTTATAGGCATGGAGCGCGAACTTGGGGATACCGATAAGGCTTTGGACAAGTCTGGGCAAAGGTTTGACGAGGCCGAAAGACAAGCCGACCAGTTTGGTGACGAGCTCGGCAAAACGGGCCAAGACGCAGACGAAGCTGGGGCCAAGTTTGGCAAGCTCGGCGGCATCCTCAAGGGTGTTGGCGTCGCTATGGCCGGGGCCTTTGTTGCTGTTGGTGCGGCTGCGATCGGCGCGGCCAAGCAGCTTAGCAATATGGCGGTCGGAGCCTCGCAGTATGCCGACGAGATGCTGGCCATGGCCACGGTTACGGGCATGAGTACGGACAGTCTGCAGGCCTACAAGTACGCGGCCGGACTCGTCGATGTGTCGCTTGAAACTCTCACCGGCAGTATGGCGAGAAACTTAAAATCCATGTCGGCTGCGCGCGGTGGCATAGGCGCGGCTGCTGGGGCATACAAGGCGCTGGGGGTTTCGGTGACCGACGCGCGGGGCAACCTCCGCGATGCAGAAACGGTGTATTGGGAGGTCATAGACGCTCTCGGCAAAGTTAGCAATGAAACTGAGCGCAATGCCCTGTCCATGCAAGTGTTCGGGAGAGCCGCCCAAGAATTAAATCCTCTCATCGCAGAAGGCTCTCTAGGGATGGCAGAGCTGACTGCAGAAGCACGAGCCATGGGTGCGGTGATGGGCAAGGGCTCACTAGAGGCCCTCGGCACTTTTAACGATGCCGTGGAGCGATTAAAATCCGGCAGTGCTGCGGCGCGAAACGCGCTAGGCTTAGTATTATTACCGCAATTACAGGTGTTGGCCGATGACGGGGTGCAACTTTTGGGCCAGTTCACGCGCGGGTTGCACGAAGCCGGGGGTGACTGGGGAAAAATCCGGGAAGTAGTCGGGAGTACGGTGAGTGGCATCGTGAATACCATCCTGCAAGTGCTGCCGGACTTTATCCAGCTAGGCATGGATGTCGTGATGTCCATTGGCGGGGCCATTGTGGACAACCTCCCCGCATTGGTGAACGCCGCCTCGCAAATTGTCATGACGCTACTGCAGGGCTTAACTCGCGCCCTGCCTGGACTGACCGCGGGGGCACTGCAACTGGTGCTGGCCCTCGTTAACGGGATTATCTCTAACTTGCCTGCCCTTGTGTCAGCCGCAGTGCAGATGATCACCACCTTGGTGACAGGCATTGGCAGCGCGCTTCCTCAGCTGATCCCCGCGATTGTGCAGGCGGTAGTGCTAGTCAAAAAGACACTAATAGACAATCTGCCGCTACTTCTCACTGCGGCGCTCCAAATCGTTCTGGGGTTGGCGAAAGGCATTCTAGATGCTCTGCCGCAGTTAATCGCTGAACTGCCGGCGGTCATTACCGCTATCGTTACGTTCTTAGCAAGTAACATCCCTCTCTTCATCGATGCGGGCATTCAACTATTGGTGGCCTTGGTCGCGGCGTTACCGGAGATTGTCTCCGCCATTGTCGCGGCGATTCCTCAGATTGTCACCGGCCTGACTACTGGGATACTTGGCTCTGTGCCACAATTAGCCGCAGCGGGAGTCAAGCTATTGGTGGCGCTGGTGCAAAATCTACCGGTCATTGTCGCGGAAGTAGTAAAGGCCGTCCCGCAGATCATGGCGGGGCTTATTAGTGCTTTCACCGCCGCCATTGGCCAGATGTCGCAGATCGGTGGTGCCTTAATTAGAGGCCTGTGGCAGGGGATCTCCGACATGGGGACATGGATTCGCTCTCAGATCGCAGTCTTTATGAACGGCATTGTCGGCAGCATCAGGAGTTTCTTTGGCATCAGAAGCCCGTCCTTGCTTTTCGCGGGCCTAGGCGGGGACATGGCAGCGGGCATCGGCGTTGGCTTTGCGCGGGCCATGACCCAAGTGGGTGACGACATGCGGAAAGCTATCCCTACTAACTTCGAGGTTAGTGGAAGCGTCAGCGCTCCCGTTGGACCGGCGGCAAGTCAAAGTAACTACCAAGGGCCGCTGTTTACCGTGCAGAATATGAGCATTCGCTCGGAGGCCGACATTGAAAACATTAGCCGCCAACTGCACCGTCATATCCAAGCGGGGATGCGCGCCAAGGGAGGAAGGTAACGTGAGCGATTTCACCTTTGCGGGCGAGCACTCCAGTACCTATCACGTCAGGCTGCTAAGGTCGCCGGTATCAGTGCTGCCTGGCACTAGGGACAAGGTAATCACGCTGCCCGGCAGACATGGAGCGATAAGGATGCTACCCGACTTTGGGGAACGTACTCTCACCTTAGACTGCTGGTTAGCCGCTTCTAGTATGACGGAATTGCAGGCGCGGCTGACTAATGTGCGCGCCTGGCTATCCCCCTTGCGTGGGGTGCAACGCTTGCTTTTTGACAGTATCCCAGACAGGTTCTATCTAGCGGCATACGCAGGGGGAGGGATAGATGCCTCCATAGTGTCGCGGCAAGCGCGCTTTACGATAACGTTTGTCTGCTCCGACCCATTTGTCTACGCGCTTAATCCCGATGTAGTGACGCTCGCGGCGAGTCCCCATACTCTTAGTCAGCGAGGCACCGTTCCTGCAGACCCCCTTCTACGTTTACAGGGCGGTTCAAGCGGACTTGGTGGCCAACAAATTATTATTGCTGTCGGAGCACAGGCGATTCTTTATCGGGGGGTTTTGGCCCTAGGTGAGTGGTTGGAGTTTGATTGCGCGGCTAAGACCGCTACTCGGGTGGAGGGTGCCAGTCGCACGAATGTGCTCCCGCAACTCGATAAGCCTATCTTCCCACAGCTCTTGCCGGGCGCGAACAGGATTACAGTTCTCCCTAGTGGCGGGGCGTCTTGGAGTGTCTTGGAGTTGCATTGTCGTAATCGTTGGTTGTGAAGGAGGGGTTATTAGATGGCTAATATGTCGACTTGGTTGGAGGAACGATTACTGAACCACGTCTTCCGCAACGCGACTTATGCCGCCGCGGCGACCGTGTTTGTGGGGCTAGTCAGCGATATAGCCGCGGATGCGGACCTCGAAGCTGGCTTGTTGGGGAACGAAATCACTGCCTACACTGGTGATAGGAAAGCGGTGGTGTTTAGTTCGCCCACACAGTCAGGTGGCGTCGGGCAGATTCAAAACACAACGGCGTTAGATTTTGAAAATATGCCAACCGTTACTGTTAAGTACGCCATTGTTTGCGACAGCGTGACAAAAGGTGCGGGGAACATCCTCTACTGGTGCCCGCTGACGCTTATGCGCAGTGTCAACGTTGGCGACATTTTACGACTACCCGTGAATGGCCTAACTCTTACCATAGCCTAATCGAAGGGAGGTGGTGGCGATGGGGGCTTTTGTAGACCTTTCAGAAATTTTGCACCGAGTGACCGGCGGGTTGGGGGGTAACCCTGAACATCTCGTCTTTCACAAGGAGGCGCGCATTGCTGGAGCAGCCGCACCGGCCGTGGTTATCGGGTCTTTAGCCAGTCTATGGTTGTATCAGGGTTCTCCCGCTCACGGGGATATTCCGGGTGCGGTGTCGGCTCCGTCGAACACTACGCCGGGAGCCCTGAGGTTCACTCCTCCGACAGGAGCACAGCAGAAATGGTTGCTGGGTCTGGCGGCGACCGCAAGGGGGTCAGGGACTCTCGTTATGTATGACCGACTATTGCATAACGGTGGTCTATCTGGGACGGTGCTTACGCCCCAGAATGTCGGTGGGAGTCTGACTCGCAATCTCGGGGGCATTGGCAATGAAATCTGGGTGGAGATATACACGCTCGTGGGCACGAGCGGGACCACTATAACTGCGTCATATGTTAATGAATTGGATGTAGTTCGGACTACGCCTGCCATCCCCTTTGGTGGTACCGGGAATCGAGAAGCCACGCGCCTTATTCACCTGCCGCGGGCTAGCGGAGATAGAGGTGTCAAGTCTGTGGTTAGTGTTACTCTCTTGGCCTCGACTGGGACAGCGGGGAGTTTTGGGGTGACGGTGGCAAGGCCCCTCACCCTGGTGCCGCTAAGCGTGTCCGCGGTAGGGGTAGTGCGAGACTTTATTTCTGGGCTCCCTAGTGTAGTAGAAATTCCAGCCAGCGCTTGTCTGTCCCTTGCTCATTTTCCTGCCAGCACCTCTGCCCCTGCTGTCCTCGGCTCTCTACACATGATTGAGAAGTAGGGAGGGGTTACGCATGCCGATAGATACTTATGCGGGGTATGCTGCGCGCGTCACCAGCCCATCGCAGCGCATCCGTAGTTTGAAAAGTTCTCTCTTGCCCCCGACTAGCCGTCTGCTGTCCCTCTGGACGCGCTCCCCCATTGCAGGCACAATTCCTGGGGGAGCAGCAATCTGCACACGGACTTTGGCGGGAGCGATGCCGCTTCAGTCTTTTGCAACGGTTGGTCGCCTTGCCCAGGTCGAGGGGGAGCTTGCCACTGCGGGGACGGTGGTACTTGCGGACCGCCTGTACCATGTGGGGGGTCTCTCCGGTCTAGTGACGACGCCGCAGGCGGTAACCAGCCTCCAACTGACGCGTTACCCTGACGGTCTGGGGGTGATAGCTGTCCTTGAGATTTATGGCACAGTGGGCTCGACGGCAACTACAGCGACCATGACCTACATAGACGATGCTGATGTAGTCCGCGTCTCCCCGCCCACGCTATTTGGTGGCACTGAGTTTCGGGAGGTTGATCGGGCAGTCTTAATCCCATTGGCGCAGGGGAGTCGAGGCGTTAAATCCGTCAGTGATGTGACGCTCGCTGCAACGACTGGGACGGCTGGCAACTTTGGGGTGACTCTCTACAGACCGCTGATGATTGTTCCAGACCTTTTCCGTGCTCAGATGTTTGGTGTCGATGCTCTGCTAGGCCTTGCGGGGAATTTAGCGACTGTCTGGCCCGAGGCCTGCCTAGTCCCACTAGCTTACTCGGTAGGAAGTACCTTCGGTCCTTTCAGCCTAGAGATTCGGGTGATTGAAGAATGACAGCCATGTGGGGACATCGCTTGCACGGGCAAAAGTTTCTGTTTGCAGGAGCAGCAGCCGAACTAGGCTTTGTGCCCCTAGAATCACCACAGGTGAAGATAGCAGCGGTTGGTTCGGGGCATAGCGGTGGTGAACTCTCTATTTTCGTTGTGAAGGCAGTTGCTGCGCGGGGGGCCAGTCAGACTGCTTTATCGGCATTAACGCAACAAGTTTTGCCATCTTTGTCAGGAGGGGCCTCCAGCTCGGGAGCCACTGCCGCAATGTTTCAGGTGGGCGCATCAATTTTGGCGCATGCTAGCGGGGCTGGGCTTGCCTTGGCCCTCATCAATATGGGGCGAGGCATTGACGCCGCTGCTCTGGGCGGGGCGTTAGGGACAGGCATGAGCGCGGCTGTTTCGGGTGGGTTGGTCGCAGCGGTCGGTCTGGGGCAGACCCTTGCCCAAGCGTCGCCGAAGCTAACTGCGATGGGCCTGGGGCAGGGTCTTACGGTCGGTGGGGCCTTGGGAAGATTGGAGCTTGTGATTCGTTGGTATACACATCCAAGTCACGCCTTGCCGGTAGTTGTTGACCTCGAGGGCAGTCCCCAAGTCTTACTGGCGGATGCCCATGAAATTTTGATTGATGAGTCTTTGCAAGGTGTCGACCAGTTGACTTTTATCATCCCCTCCTCACTCCCGATTGGGCTTCAATTGGGCTCGCTAGTTGACCTAGCAGGTCGAATCTATCGCGTAACTATCATCCGTGAGCTCGAGGATAACGCCGGACTGCGCCGCGTAGAAATAGAAGCGTGGGCGCTGTGGTACGATTTGGCTAAGATGCCCAAGTTGCCAGCACAGGACTGGGTCGGTGTCACAGTGGCCGAGATATTGCCAATATTACTCGATGATACAAAGTGGACACCATACCAAGTTGTTGCAACTAGTCGTCGGAGCCTGTGGTGGGCAGGAGGGTGTAACCGCCTAGAGGCACTACGGGAACTTGAGCGCATTTTCCAGGTTGAGATCGTCTGGAACACGCTCGTGCGAACAGTGTCGGTGCAACTTGCTGGCGGTGAAGACTCTGGATTACACGCCCTGCGGGGAAAGAATCTACGAAAATTCGAGATTGAGACTAGCGCGGTAGATTTAGTTCACAGACTCTATCCGCGGGGTAAAGATGGACTAACAATTGCTGAAGTGAATCAAGGCATACCGTACCTAGAGGTCAGCAGCCCATACAACCCGCCGCCGTCTGCTGTGCTTGTCGCAGATGATCTCACAACCCCGCAATCACTTATGGAATTTGCGATGCGAGAATTTGCTACTCTGCAAATCCCGCGTATCTGTTACAGTTGCAGCATCGTAGACCTGTCAGGGCCTCACGGTGACGCAGAGCGTCTTCGTCTAGGCGACCGCGTGACCGTTTACGATGAAGATAGCGGGCACCACTTAACATCTCGTGTTGTCAGATTACGAAACTACGTTTTGGAGCCATGGCGGAGCGAAATAGAACTGGCCACAACCCAACGCACCCTACGCGAGAATGTGGGTGAGTTGGACCGCAGAGTTACACGTCTCGAGCCGCAGGTGGATACTATAGCACAAGACCTTACACATCTTTCAGTTCACAATCTCCTGCGTAACTCACGGGCTAATGATGGCCTTTTGCATTGGGCCGTCTCCGGTTGGGAGGCTGACATTGAGCAAGGAGTATCCGGGCTAACATCTTTCCGTGCAAAAGGGCAACTTACCACCACCTACACGCTGGTGCAGGTAGTTACCCCAGTGCATAGGCAGGATTACATCTTCAGTGCGTGGGCGCGGTCAAATGTGCGTGTGGAACCCTCGGGGAGCGCCAGCGTTGAAATTATAGTTAGATATACAGACGGGAGCAGTGACCGGCGGTGGACGGCATTGGTTCCCGGAGGGGAGTGACGCATGCTCGAACTTGAACATGTTCCCGGGCCGGTTGTGGAAGGGTGGGCCCACCGAATTGCATTTTCTCCCGATAGTAGGTACATAGCACGAGTTGGGGGGGACAATTTGCATGGTCTTTCTGTTATTAGCGTGGAGGGCTGGGGGACGCAATTCCCGGCTGTCCCACCAGAGGGGGGTGCTTTGGCCTGGTCGCCCGACGGGCAATATTTGGCTTATGGGTGTGACACTTGGCCGCGGTCTCAGTGTGTCTTTGTTCTACGCACCTCAGATTGGAGCTTAGTCGCCGGAATCCCCACTATTCAAGGAGAATGTTATTCGCTATCTTGGTCCCCCGATGGGCAAATCTTGGCGGTCGTGTTTATGAACGCGTCATTGCATAGTCTGCACTTCGTTCAGACTTCAAATTGGACTTTAGGCCCGACCCCAACACCCCCTATTTTCGGAGAGGATCTTGCCCTGGAGGCCGTGTGGTCGCCTGATGGACAATGGTTGGCCCTCACAAACACAGCGGCGTTCCTGTATATCTACCAGGTTTCGAACGCAGCGTGGATACATGTCCCGGGCTATGCATTTAACTGGCCAGGGACAGGCCTTGCCTGGTCGCCAGACAGTAAATTTCTCTCCGTGCCACTGTGGTCAGCGACTGGTGTGGGGACCTATGTGGTCGGGCAGGCAGTACTTCGTGCAGGAACATGGGAATCAGTGGCAGGGTTCTCGCTACTCCCGGGAATTAATTACGGCACGGCGTTCTCGCCAGATGGGGGTGAGTATCTGGCTATTGCTCATTTAGGTGCGCCCGGTCTTACCGTTGTTCGTGTATCGGATTGGGCCGTTGTCCCTGGAACGGGTGGTGGCACTGGGGCAGATACTTCCTGGCGTCCCCCTCACCCTGAGGACGGTTACGCTGTAGACTGGTCACCTGACGGGCGGCTACTCGCGCTTGCTATAGAGGGGGCTCCCGGGATGCGGATTTACAATGTCAGCCAGCCGCTGGGGCCTTGGAGATTGTATCGTCTTACGGTGCCGGTGCGAGCAGGAGCACGAGTAGCTACGCTTGAGTTACGTTTGGTTTTGGCTAACGCCCGCGGAACTTTGTACGTGACTGATGCCATGTTGCAGGGAGGGCGCGTCCCAGTCCTGTGGAGTGGACATCCAACCGAGGACCAATTCTAGTGTAGTTCAGAAAATTGGACCCTAAGCGCTACCAGAACTAATACGACGCCTTTTACTCTCTTGATAGAAAGCAAGATTAGCCCCGCAACTTGTCGCTTCCTAATCGTATCGACTAGGGTTTTATCTGCCAAATGATAGCCACTCCTGTGAAGGAGTTGATGAAAAGGAGGTTGTAGCAATGCGATCTAGCGGGGAATGGTTCCAAGCCATCTTTACCACCTTGGGCGGATTTCTGGGGTGGTATGTAGGTGGTATGGACGGTTTTCTTTACGCCCTACTCGCCTTTATGGTGATCGACTATGTCACTGGCGTGATGAATGCCATCCTCAAGAAGCGCCTCTCTAGCGAAATAGGCGCGCAGGGCATCTTTAAGAAAGTGCTCATCCTTGCGCTGGTGGGGCTAGGGCATGTAATTGACAGCCAAGTGCTCGGGCAGTCGCAAACCATCCGCACTGCGGTGATCTTTTTCTACCTCAGCAATGAGGGTATCTCAATTCTAGAAAATGCCACAGCCCTCGGACTACCCGTGCCGGACAAGCTGCGCGAGGTCTTAGCGCGGCTTCACGACGGGAAGGGGGACAGAAG